CATCGGACATACAGAATAAGTGTTCTGCAACCCAGCGGCGAGAGAAGAAGCCTTCTGTGGCTGCTCCAGCTACTGCAAACTTCTTATCCCAATGTTCCAGTTCTTGCAACTCTGCAATTTTGGATGGGTTGTTAAGTTGCAGCTTAAAGTTAATTAAGTCGTCTCCCTTGAACCCAAGTGTGTAAAGGTGGATGATACCAACCTTTTCTAGTTCCGAAACGACCGATCTTTGAAGTCTTTGAATAGTTCTTGCGAACCTAATGTCTTTTTGGGCTAACGTAGTCTTGTCTTCGTCTCCACCCTCTCCTCTTGACAAGTAAGATGCTGGTATTTTAAGTGCCGAGAAGAGTTTGTCTCTTAGATATTTAACGTCGTCGATATCACCTGTCATGGCTCCGCCGGGCAAGGTTTCTACTCTTGAGCTGGTAGAACCTCTTTGTGGAATATAAATGTCTTCCTCGACACTCAATGGATTGTATCGAAGGTCGACGCGGCCGGTCTTTTCATCAACAATAGAATTACGTTTCATTGATGTCATAACTTTCTGCATGTACTGTTCAACTTCGTTAGGCGGAATGCTTCCAACGTCAACATAGAATACACGGCGCTCAGGGGACCGGACGATGCGGTAGGCCATCATTGCATCTTCGAGAAGAATTAATTGTCTCCAGATTCTTCTTGCTGACTCTAGTACTGAAGTTCCGTAAGGAGCGTGCTTATCATTTCCTAGGATTCTGAAATGTGCCATTTGCCAGTTTTCTAATGTGAGGCCGGCTGTGTTCCACTGGTATTGAATGTACTCTGGGTTTGTTGGATCTTCTCCTTCTAGTCTTTCCACTTCTTGAATTGGTAGACCTATACCGCTTTTAATTCCTGTCTCATCATCAACATCTAAGTATAAAAAGAAATCTCCATATTTGCACATGGACCGACACCAGCCAAAAAGGTTAAACTCAACATTTAAAACATCGTGATACAAGCTTTGCAATAAAGCTTTTATTTCTTCGTTGGAGCATTTAACATTTAGCATTGGTTGTAAAGCAGAGTGGGTTGTCATTTCATCGGCATAGATATCAAGCGCAGATGCAATCTCTGGCGTGTATTCCATCTGGTCGAAATCAACATAACGTTCGGTACGGTTATGGCCCGATACCATTGATGGCTGCATATTGCCTAAAGCATTATAACTACTTTTTTTAAATTCTTTGCCGCTTGCAGACGTAAAGTTAGTTGAATACTTGTCTAATTGGTGACGACGAAGGCGACGGCCGGTTTGGCTGCGCCTATTAACAAGGGGTCCAGAAAGTAATCTAGTTAAAGACTTAAATAATTCTGACCTTGGATTTCTTGTGTTTCTTGTATTGTTTCTAGCCATCTATCTTATCCTTTTAAAAGCCAAACAAAGTCATTATAATTTTGTTGTATTTCTCTTTGATCTTGTGTTAGCCCTTGGTGCATCGGATTGGAGCCGGGGTTCTGTGTTCTAAATGTTTTATTTTTTGTCATCATCGATACCACCATTGCTTTATTGTATTCTAAATTTCTCTGGTTTGTTGTGAGAGCTGTATCTCTTACCCAACAACCGATTGCTAAAGCCATAACTAAGTCATCGTGATAACTTCTCATAGCCTGTGCTTTATTGTTATTCCATATAAAAGTTTTAAATTCGTCAACAAGACGCGAAGAATATATCGTAATTAGTTTATTTCTAATGAATTCTTCCATTTTTGCAACGATTAATGGACGTGTCTTAGAAGAGGTTGTAAATCCAGCAATAGAATTTGTTACAGACTGAGCCTGTACTTGATCAATATACTCGTGCGTACCCTTTATCGAATGATATATATTCGGGTAATCTCTAGTTTGTAGTTTTTCTAGGATTGATATTCCTAAGCTGTTATTTTCAACCACCATAAGACAATTGCCAAATTCTCTACCTGTGGTGTCAAGTATAGAAGCAAATTCCTCAAGGTTTGGTTTTCCACGATATTCACCTATAATCTCCATAGTCTCTAACTTAACTATGTGGAAAACAGAAAAATCTGCCCCATCTCCTCGGGCCACATCAGCAACCATCAAATAAGAAGAGGCTGGACTGTATTGTTCCCATAGCCATAAATTGCGGTCAAAGCCCGTTCTATACATCGGTTCCTTAACACTAAAAACTAATTGTTCTAAATCTTCCGGATGTATGACAGTTTCGCCTGATGCATTAAAACTACACTCAAGCTCTTGAGCTATCTGCCGACGAGACATGTTCCGTGTCTCTTTTTCAAACCAATCTTGATCTCGATCCGGATGGACTTGCCATGGCAAGCTCACTGGGTGGAAATCATTTGCCCTAGATTCAGCTTCGATGTAAGTTTTGTGAAACCAGTTACCGACGCCGTTCGGAGTGGATAGGGCTATACAACGACCACCAGTAGATAGCGTAGGGTACAAACCAGTCCACAGTTCTTCTAGGCCTTCAACGTGTGCGGCCTCGTCAATAACGAGGAGCGAGAGTGCTTCGGAACGACCAGCATCACCAGATGTAGAGGCAGCCTTGACTTCTGAGCCATTGGTTAACACGAAAGATGTACGGTTGTCTATTTTAATCTCGGCGATGCGAATCCACGGTGGAAGATTCTGCATAATGTTTTTAACTTTCTTGACCAAGTTTGCTGCTGTCGAGAATTTAGTTGCAATAACCAAAACATTCTTGTCTCGATGAAATAACATAAGCCAGACAATATAGGCGGCCGTGATGGTTGAAATACCTAACTGTCTAGCTTTTAGTATGACACTAAACCGATAATCATTGAAGTTCTGAAGTAGATCATCCTGATATGGGTAGGTCTTGAAAGATATCAAACCCTCTAGTGGGTGCGATATCTTAGCATAGTTATTAATAAAGTATGAGGAATCCTTGCCGCACTTAACAATCTCTTTGATTGTTTCTTTTTTTGATAATTTATAAGACATTATTCCTTACGCTTATCGTTGTCCGGTCTACTCCCTAATCCTCCTTGCTCTAAGAAACTTTTAAATTTGGCATCAATGCTATCTTTAGCATCTCCCTTAACAGGATCGACGTCGCCGAGATTGCCAATTTTGTAGTCCTTGTTAGCAATGATAAAAACTCTAACCTTAGATGTGTTTTGAACCAGAATTTTGGCTTCACCTTGAGCAGTAAGAGTTAGTGCATTGCCAGTAATCTTCTTATATTCTTTTTTAAGAAAATTAGCAATGTCTTGTATTGTTTGTTCGATATCTGACTCGAAGTTTTTGTCATGAACATCTCGTAATTTGATTTCAGACTGATAAGTAAGGCAAAGCAGGTCTCCGTGCATTCTACAACCAAACCCGTCCATGACCCTTGAGTCGGTGATAGGGTTACCTTCTTCGCGTTTCAATCCAATAGAGATAGGCTCTCCCTTGTCATCGAGTGCTCCGTCGTATCCATTTGCCGCGGCTTGTGAAATGCCTCTAATAATTTCAAGTGTTGTGGCCATTATTTAGTTTCCTCAATTAATTTTTGTAGCTCTTCCATGATCATGGTGCGAAGATCATCCTGTGCTTTTGCCCCTTCTGTAAATGCCTTAGCTGCATATTTTTCCGCAGATTGCCCGAGGCCACGAGAAGGGTTCTGGTAATATACCATTGAGGCCAAATGGCCTTCGATTTTTTTGAGCACGTTTAGCACTTCTCTAGAACCATCAAGCGGTTTAATAGTTTTCTTTGCTTCTTTCATTTATTTGGTCTCCATCCCGTTTTCCAACGGCCTACGCGGTTCTCCACCCATTGAATATAACAATTATAGCAACATTCAAATTTTTTCATGTACACGTCATCTTTCGGGTCGAAAGAATATGTATTGCACACAGGGCAAGTTCTGTTCTGACTATCTCTAGTAAATAGTTTTTTAGGTATCAAAACACCATTAACTTCTACTTTCTCATCCATTTCGTCTAATAATAGTTCTTTCTGTCTAACCTTTTCGATCTGTTCAAGGTAAATCTTTTCTTTTTCATCGTCCCAATTGCCTCTAGGATTAGTAACTGTCTCTCCACCATATTTATCACTAATAGCTTTTTCAAGTTTGGCAATATAATTTGGATCTTTCTTCTTCATTATTTGCTCGCAAAATGATAAGTGCCGAAGCCAACCCCAAAGCCAACGGCCACACTGGTTGCAACGACAAGTGGTACATTTAGTTTTTTATTCTTTTTAATAATGTCTCGCAAAGTTTCTATTTCTTTGTCTCGTGTGTCCATCTCTACTTGATAGCGGACTTGTGTTTCGTCGAGGGTGATCTGCATGTTCTTGATAACCAGTTCTGAGTCTAGCACCAGTGCCCTCTTTTCAAACTCGCATTTAGTCTTCATCTCTTCTGCTAAAAACTCTTTCCAAGTTAGTAATTTGGCTGTGGCCTCTGTATCGAAACAGGTTGCTTCGAATCTGACCGTTCCACCTTGGGGAACCAATACAAACCTACCCTCTCCGCTGTGGGCAAGTTCTGGTGCCATCAACGAGAAAGCAAATAATATCAATGTTTTAATCAGCGTATTCAAAACCAAACTTTTCCTCAATCTCCAAGATCAGTTGATCTGGGTTTTCTTGGCGCAGGGTAACAAAATCTTGTACCCTCTCAACTCTAGCTTCAGCGACGGCCTGTTGATAGACTATATATTCCATCTCAAGCTCTTCCAGCTTTGCTTTATATTCTTTCAGAGCTTCTGCCTTGCGCTCTGTTTCACGTTGGTGGCTTTCTTTTAATTCTTTCAGTCTTGTCTCGTAGCTTTCCACTGACGCATCATATGCGTTCACCAAGCCTTTGTGGTCTTGCCACCAGAAGAAGGAGACCACAAATAGCAAT